ATGCCATCAGGCATCGTGTCCCAGCGCTTCTTGGTTCGACCAATAATGACCGGGACACGATGCCTGATGGCATGAGTATGCTGCAGGTTGTAGAAGAATTAGAGCCGTCTTTGGAGCGTGTTGATCCTTGGGATTTTTACCCAGATATGTCAGCTAAATCTCCTGATGAGTTTGAGTTTGTTTTTGAGCGACGAAGAATGTCGAAAAAGCAGCTACGCGATCTTGCAAAATTGCCCGGCGTTATGGTCAGCCAGATTAGAGAGCTTGTTTCTAGTAACGCCAAATCGACCCACATAGCAAAGGATTTCATTGACGATATTCGCGGCATCACCGGCATAGATACGGTAGGCGAGGGTAACAAGTATGAAATCTGGGAGTATCACGGCCCTATCTCTAAGACAGAGCTGATGGATGCGTTATCCATGCAGGATAACGACCTAGATACGTCAGACATTGACGAGCTAGACGATGAAGTAGAGGCGGTAGGTTTCTTCTCAGGCTCTCAGGTGATTAAAGTTTCTATTAACCCAATGGATTCTGATGAGCGGCCCTTTGCAGTATTTAACTGGGAAAAGGATGAATCCTCAGTGTTTGGCTTTGGGGTTCCGTATCTCATGCGTAACCCACAAAAGCTCATCAATGCCTCTTGGCGGATGATGATGGATAACGCCGGGCTCTCTAGCTCAGACCAGATCGTAGTCAATAAATCACTCATCTCTCCGGCAGACGGAGATTGGCGAATGACCCCTAAAAAGGTTTGGAATCTTAAAGCGCAAAATCGCTCTCCTGCAGAAGCCTTTGCCGCGTTTTCGACGCCCAGCCACCAAGGAGAGCTGTCCAATATCTTTATGATGGCAAGGCAGTTGGCAGATGAAGAAACCAATCTGCCGCTTATCGCTCAAGGAGAGCAGTCAGCCAACGTCACAAAAACTTCCTCTGGCATGGCAATGCTAATGAACAGCTCAAACATTGTTCTACGCAAAGCCGTCAAAAACTGGGACGACGATATTACCGAGCCTTTAATACGCCGATTTTACGACTGGAATATGCAGTTCAGTACAAAAGGGGAAATTAAGGGTGACTTCACTATCGAGGCCCGAGGATCCAGTGCGCTACTGGTTAGGGAGAAGCAGCAAGAAAACCTGATGATCTACGCCAACATTTCCGCGCAGAACGCAGAGTTCTTCAAGCGTCGCAACTGGGAAGGGCTGGACAAGGAGATTGCGAAGTCTCTAGAGGTTCCTTACGAGTCAATCACGAAGTCTGATTCCGAAATTGAGGAAATGGATGAGATGGAATCGGCAATGGCCGAGCAGCCTGATCCAGCGATGGCGGCGGCTGAAATGGAACTTCAATTGCAATCAGCAAAGTTGCAGCTAGAGCAGCAGAAAGCGCAGAGCAACGCGCAGCTTGAAATGCAAAAGCTTCAGTTTGAGCAAGCTCAGACAGAATGGACGCAAAACTTTGAAATGATGAAGCTGCAGCAAGAAGGCGACATTAAGACCGCAGAAATCAATTCTAGGCAATTGATCCAGCAAGCACAGCTTCAGGCTAGAACGCAGATTGACGCACAGAAAAACCAAACCGCCCGTGATAAAGCCGCGGCGGACACCAACGTAAAGGTCGGCAATCTAAACCTTAAAGGCCGAAACCTTGAAAGGGGGTTTGATACCTACGGATGAAAGTCGATAACAATTCTCTTACCTGGCAAGCCGTCAAAGCATTTATCACGGCTGAAAGGCAGCAAGCCATTGACTGCCTAATAGAAGACTTCAAAGCCGAGCAGCAACGCGGAGCGCTCCTCGTTCTTGAAAGACTGGCATCCCTAGAGAAGCCAGAAGATTAAAACCCTACATAGCCGCTGAAAAGCCGCTGGAGCTAATTATGACCGAAGAAACTGAAGACCAATCCTTTGAAGATGCATTTGATGAGCTAGCGTCTGAGGGCGCCAGTGACGATTTTGAATCTGCAGAGGAACCCACTCAAGGAGAAGGTTATGGCGAAGAAGTGCAAGAGCAAGGGGAAGAAGAAGCCTTACGGGCGTTAGAGCCCGAGGAGGAGCAAGAATCGGAACCCCCGGTTGCTGAAGAACAAGACCCTTTAATCGCCGCTAGAGAGGAAGCGCAGCTCTGGCAGCACAAATACAATTCTGATCTTGGACGGCAAAACGCTTTTCAGAGAAAGGTTAATGAGCAGCAAGAGTATATCAAGCAGCTCGAAAGCCAGATGCAAAGGTCTGCCCCTTCGGATATGACCCCTGCAGAGTGGAAAGCAGTTCAAGATGACTATCCCGACATTGCTCAAGGTGTCCAAGCGCAATTTGCCTCTTTGGAGGCAAGGCACCAAGCAGAAGTGGCGGCGATAAGGAATGAGCTAAAGCCAATGCAGGAACAAGCTGCGGACGCTTATGTTCAAAGCCAATTCCAGATCCTATCCAACCAACATCCAGACTATGTGGAAATCGCACAGTCACCGGAGTTTGGAGCATGGGTGGCCTCTCAGCCCAATAGCGTACAGAGCATGATTGAAAGTACGGACGCTGGCGAAGCGGCTTACCTGATCCAGACCTACAAAAATTCGTTAGCGCCGGTACAGCCGGTTAATACGGAGCTGAAGCAGCGTAGAGATAAGCAGCTTCAACAAGCGCAGACCATCCCTAAGCGGGGAGGACGTACTGTATCTAATTTGCCGCCTGATGATGATTTTGAGGCTGCATTTGATTTTTACGCTGACCGCTAAAGAAGGTTTGAGCTATGACTAACACCGAAGCAATGACGATTCTAGGCACCGCCGCGAAAGCCGCAATAGCTGATGTTTCCTCGTTGATAGGTGATCGGTCGATTAAAACCCTTAATTTGCCAATCATTTCTCAATAGGAGACTCACTCATGGCAACTACTACTTATTCGGGCTTATCACAGCGAACAAATGCGTTTGCTGCGAAGGAAATGCTCGCTCACGCAGAACCCATCCTTTGCTTGTCAAAGTTTGGTATGACCAAGCCAATGCCAAAGAACAAGGCGAATGTTGTTAAGTTCCGTCGCCCAATCCCTCTGGCAGTAGCAACCACGCCTCTGACTGAAGGCGCACCGCCTACAGCCAAGGCAATGACCTACGAAGACGTAACTGTAACGCTTAGCCAGTATGGCGACATTGTTGAAATCACCGATGTTGTTCACGACTTGGCAGAAGATCCCGTACTGAAAGACTCAGCAATGATGTGTGGCGAGCAAGCTGCAGAGACTATTGAGACTTTGATGTGGGGCGTTCTTCAGGGCGGCACTAACGTCTTTTATGCAAACGGCTCAGCACGTAACGCTGTTAACACTGCGATTACGCTGAACAAGCAACGGGCTATTACCCGCGCTTTAAAAGCCGAGCGCTGCAAGAAGATCACCTCAATGTTGTCCTCATCCGTTAAGTACGGAACCGAGGCTGTTGACGCTGCATTTATCGCGTTCGCACACACTGACTTGGAATCGGATATCCGTGACCTCGTTGGCTTTGTGCCTACCGAGAAGTACGGCTCAATGAAGGCGCTGCCTTATGAGATTGGCAAGGTTGAAGATGTACGTTACATCCTCACGCCTGTCCTTTCTTCAATTGAGGACGCTGGTGGTGTGGAGAACGGAATGGTAAGTGCTGGCGGTTCAAACGCTGACATCTACCCAGTCGTCTACGCTGGCAAGGACGCTTATGGACACGTTGCCCTGAAAGGTGCAAATGCCATGACGCCTAGCATCATCAACCCCGGCACTATCGACAAGAGCGATCCTCTTGGTCAGAAGGGCATCGTTGGCTGGAAGACGTACCACAAGTCGTTCATTGCTAACCAAGCCTGGATGGCTCGACTAGAGGTTGGTGCTACCGCTATCGCTTGATAGCAAATCGCAAGACCAGCAAGGGGGCTTCGGCCCCCTTTTTTTATAGCCGCCGAAAGGCCGCAGGAGAAAAAAATGTCTGAATTTAATCTGTACAACATGAGCCTCTCTCAGCTTAAAGAGCAAGCTCAAATCTTGAACATCCAAATCAAGGGAAACCCGAGCGCAGACACGCTGCGTGATCGAATCAAGAAAGCTATTGAGATTGAGCCTAGTGCAGACGAGAAAGAGCGACTGAGCAAAAAGAAGGACGAAAACCCAGATCGAAAGGCAGGGTGGGTAACGATTGTCATTGCTGAAGACGAAAAAGATCAGCAGCCAGCATTTGTTGGTGTTAATGGCAAAAGCTACCGCATCCGCCGAGGCGAGCCAGTGGCCGTTCCTCCGGAAGTCGTAGGTGTACTGGAGGATGCCAAGCAAGTGGTCACGCACCCCACTACCGGCGTCCAAAAGCGTGTACCGACCTATCCATACCGAATCGAGAGCTAATACATGAACTATCTGGAACTATGCCAGCGTCTAGTCCGTGAAACGGGCATTGCAGACTCCGGCCCTACATCCGTAGCGGGTCAAACGGGCGATCTGCGCCGGGTCGCGGATTGGGTTAATGACGCATGGCTGAGCATCCAGTCCTCACGCCCGGGCTGGCTGTGGATGTGGTCGAGCGGTTCATCCACACTCAGCTCCGGGCAATACACGGTCATTCTACCGTCCACCATTGAATCGGTGGAGCGAGTCAGGATAAGCGACAGGGATCTAGAACAGATCCGCTATGACAGGTTTGCATCGGCGTACAGAACAATCACTGAAGGCTCGCCAACAGTGTGGTCAATTAACCCGCAGGGGTATCTCGTATTTAACGCCAGACCTACCTCTAACGAAACAATTACTTACGAAGCCTACTCTACTCCTGTTTCGATGGTCGCCAATATTGATATTCCCGGAATGCCGGAGCGCTACCACATGGCAATCGTCTACAAGGCTCTGCGCGATTACGCCCTGTTTGACGTAGCGCCCGAGCTTGAGAGAAAAGCGGTTATGTCCTACGAAAATATGGTCGCTGACCTGGAGCGCGATCAGCTTGCAGAAATCATTACCCCAGGGCCGGTTGCATGAGCCAAATTATTCCAAGCTTTTTCCCGTTAATCGGCGGCTGGAATATTGAAGCGCCACCTTTATCGACTCAGCCCGGCGAAGTTTTAGACGCCACAAATTACGAGTGCTTGATTGGCGGAGGCTACCGACGAATATACGGGTATACGGCCTACGACGGGCAGAGTTCATTACAGCAGCCAGTTCCCGGCTCTGGGTCTGTAAAGCTGGTTGCGGTTTATAAAAATGACCTTTATGCCATTCGAGAGGATGGGAGCAACGGGCGTTTTTACAAGGCAACTCCGTCTGGATGGTCAGAGGTGGATGCGTCATTTACGTGGTCAACAGGCGGCAAGTATCGGTCTACTAACTACAACTTTTTCGGGCAAGACGCTCAAGAAGAAATGTATATCGTTAATGGGGTTGATAAAGCCGTTAGGTTTAATGGAACGACCCTCGCTCAGATAACGACAGGGGCGACCAATGACGCGCCTTCGGCAGTGGCAGGATTCCAAACAAACCTGTTTCTAGCGCTGGAATCCAGCCTCCTAGGTAGCGCAACAGGCGATCCGTCTAACTGGAACCCGCTCGCAAATGCGTTTGAAGTCGCTATGGGCGATACCATTACGGATCTACAAAGCGGCCCCAATGCGCTCATTGTCGGCTGTGAGAACGTCACCAAGGTATTGTCGGGTACAACGACTGCAGATTTCCGTGTAGATGAAATGACGCAGATCGGCCCTTACGCTGGGACAATGGCTAACATTGGCGGTCAGATTATTGGCTTAGACCAGCAAGGCGTTATGAGCCTGTCTGCAACGCAAGCTTACGGTAACTTTTCATACGCACTATTGAGCCAAAAGATTGCGTCATACATGAGCAATTTTGGCGACGGTTCGGTGGCAGTAATTAATCGTGCATCGAGCCAATACAGACTGTATAATGGCCGTCAGGGGCTCTACTTCACTTTTGCGGGTACAGAGCTTATCGGCGCAATGCGGGTAGCCTACGCCCACTCAGTCGAATGCGCTTGCGAAGGTCTTTTCGCTGGCAATACTCCGGTATCATTTTTTGGATCAACAGACGGCAACGTGTACCAGCTTGAGGTTGGAACCAGCTTTGCCGGAGAAGATATATACGCTTATCTAGTGACCAGCTTCCACCACCACGGAAGCCCGTCGCAGTACAAGCGATTTAGGATTGTCCAGCCAGACCTTTCAGTGGATGGTAACAGTATTACCCTAAGCGTTAGTGCCACAACGGACTACGGAAAAGGCTTAATTTCAAGAGGCAATAGTGGCGCTCTTGGGCAAACCGATGGCGCACTGTGGGATTTCTCAGTCTGGAACCAGTTTTATTGGGACTCCTTTTACCACCACGACGCAAAAGTTCGTGTCGCAGTAACCGGAGAAAATCTTTCAATCCTAATTAGCTCTCAATCAGCGTCAGATTCAGTACACACGCTGTACGGCATGACTGTGCATTACTCTCCAAGGAGACTTGTTCGATGACAAACCAATACGTCCCAGATTTAGGTCAGCTTGGCTCCGGCGATATTGCCCGATCTAGCGACGTTAATGATAGATACGAAAACACAGTGGCGGGATTTGACCGCCTTCCTACGCCTAAGAATGGCGAGCAAGGATTCTCTGCGCCTGTTCCGGTAGGTGAGCCCACCAATTCAGATCATGCGGCGACAAAGAATTTCGTAGAAACAGGGGTAACATCCCAGGTTAATATCGCAAAGGGGCATAAAGACGCAGCAGCAGCATCCGAAGCCGCGGCCCTTGTGTCAGAGCAAAACGCAGATGCCTCTGAAGCTGTGGCACTGGCTCAGGCTAGCATTGCCACAACTAAAGCAAGTGAGGCTTCTACGTCTGCGTCCGAAGCTTTAGCGTCAGAGAACGCAGCAGCAGCCTCAGAAACAGCGGCGCTGGCGTCAGAGAATGCAGCATCCGCCTCGGAAACTGCAGCAGCATCATCGGAATCAGCGGCAGACCTAGACCGGATTGCCGCGCAAGCAGCAAGAGTGGGTGCAGAGGCAGCGCTAGATAGTTTTGACGACAGATACCTTGGCGCAAAAGCTGCCGATCCTACGCTAGATAATGATGGAAATCTCAACTTCGCGCTTGCTGGCGCCCTTCTTGATCAGGAAGGTGTCAGTCTTCTTGGTCGCAGCTTTCTCTGCCCGGTAGACCGCCAGAGCGTCAGACCAATTGCCCTTCATTGCGAGACGGATACTGGCGGAACCACAACAAATTCGATCAGTGTTTCCGGCCTTACCGCGTCTAACGCCGACGTAAACTTTACTGGGCTTGCTACGTCCTCATCGACTACTGATCCGGTTGTTGTTATTGACTCCTCGGGACGAATAGAGAAAAAGACGCTCGGCACTAATGCCTATAACAGCGATACCTATGACAACTATCAGGGATGGCAGTTAAATGGTGGAAGCAGCACTCAGGCCATTTCTAAAAATGAAACGGTAACCTTTACTGGGTCTGGCGGAACTACCGTAACCAACTCTGGAAACACCGTTACGATTGACTCGGTTGATACAAATACAACCAACTTTAACCTTCAGGTAAATTCTGGAACCGCAACAAATATATCTGCGGGAGAGACAATTAACTACACCGGGTCTGGTGGGGTTAGCGTTTCTCGAACAGGAAACAGCATCACGATTGATGGCGCTGCAGCGGGAATTACGGACATTCTTTCCGATACCACGCCGCAGCTAGGTGGCACTTTAGACGCCAACGGCAATACCATTGATATGGGCGCCAACACCATTACCGACACAAAGGTTGGTCAATGGGATGCAGCTTACGGCGACAAGGTAAACACGATTGGCTTCAATACCGGCAACGGTATATTAACGCTTAATCGCCAGGATGGCGGGACGGTCACAAAAGACCTTGATGGTCGCTATCCAACAAACAGCGGATCTGGTGCGACAGGAACCTGGGGAATTAGTATCTCAGGTAGTGCTGCGACAGCAACAACGGCGGGATCAGTCCCTTTCAATAGTATTAGCAGCAAAACCGGCGGTACAGGAACGTATAGCACTACCGGCGCATATAGCGCCCCTCATGTGCTAGGAGACAAGTTTTCGGCTAGAAGTGGCGGGGCGGTTCTTTTAAATGCAGGTGAGTCTGATGGTTATGATTCAGGTCAAACCGCCGAATCTGTTTACGTTAACGCCGAATCAGGTCTAACTGTTACCTCATCCCCTGACAACTGGACTAGCGGCTGGGCGGGTCGAAATACGGCGGTTATTAACAACTCCAGCGGCGACTCTACATTTCTCGGTGCCGTTTCTGTTAGCGGGGTTGTCACGGCAACCGGAGGTAATAGCACAAACTGGAATACAGCGCATAGCTGGGGAAATCACGCTGGTCAATCTTATTACAGCACAAGCTATCTTCAGGGTAGCGGACGCCAAGTAGTCGGCGGCTTTGGTGCAGCTACTACGTCCGGAACCCAAGACTGGAATAATTCGACTAACGCAAGATCCGGTATGGGCTACACGCTATTACTGGGAGCGCACAGCAACGGGCCGGGCGGAGCGAGTGGGTACTATCACCCCGTTAATCTTGAGTACGCCTCGAAGGATGGCTCCGGCAACATTACGCAGCTAGCGGTTCCTTACAAGGCGCATGACGGAACTAAGCTTTATTATCGCTCAAGATATAGCGGAACTTGGGGTGCGTGGGTAGAAACCTTTGACACTAGAGATGCCACGGAAGCGGCTACAGCCAGTAAGCTAGCAAAGCGTAACGCAAGCGGCGATATTAATATGCGATACGCTATGACTTCTTATGTGAATATGAGTCATGGAGTAGCTACACGTAACAGTGATTCCGTATTCTATAGCTCGTCCGACGCTTACATTCGGAAGAACAATGCAACGGGATTTAGGCAGTCGCTTAACGTCCCAACACGTACAGGTGGAGACGCATCAGGTACTTGGGGCATCAATGTCACAGGTAGCTCGGCGTCATGTACTGGCAATGCGGCTACAGCTACCAAGGCTAGAGTGACTGCCGACTCAGCAGGTAACAGGGCGCTTGTCCTCTGTACGGCTGATGGTACTACTAGGGATGAGAACCTATACAAAGACAGTGGCGCTAGTGCGTACTTTAACACCAGTAACAACACGCTGGTATGTCCTACGTTCTCTGGAGCACTATCAGGTAACGCAGCTACGGCCACGAATGCTGACAAGCTGGATAACATCAACAGCACTCAGTTCCTTCGGTCGGACACCGCCGATTACATAGGTGGGACGCTTTATCCCCGAGCGGACATTGTTGTGGAAACGGGTTATCGGGATCATGGGGTATTCGGCACCTACGACTCCAACAAGACCCAGCACATTTGGTCTATGGGTACGGCGTATCGGAACCAAGCGTCAGGTACAAACTTCGGTAACCTTTACGGTCTAGCGTACAAGCACACCAACAACGCGACTGGCGGCACTATGGCTGGCGGTCACCAGATGGTTTGGTGTCAGAATGGCACTGGAACTGCCGCAATAGGCAACGGCGTCTGGACTAGCGGTAACGTCTCCGCATATTCAGACAGACGCGTTAAGACCAACATCCAGCACATTCCAGATGCTTTGGATAAGGTTTGTCAGCTTAACGGTTATACCTTTGATAGAACCGATGTGAAATATGACGATCACGGCGAGCCAACAATGCCCACAAGACAAACGGGTGTAATTGCTCAAGAAGTCCTAGAAGTCTTGCCTGAAGCGGTATCTGGTGATGAAGAAAGCCACTACTCGGTTGCTTACGGCAACATGGTTGG